TAAGCGTTACCTCAATGCCAACCTCAAAGGCGAAGTAATGCAACATGTTTTGTGCTTGTGCTCAGGCGAATTCTTTGAATCTGTCGTTGGTCACGGGAGTGTTAAAGATGCATATCACGCATACCAAGGTGCAACTCCATACCGTGACGACTTGACTGCAGATTTTGTATTCAACGGCGTTCACTTTATTGAGTACGAAGGATATGCAAGCTCAACAGACGGCAAATCATCTTTGCGTTTCATCCCAGATAAGGAAGCTGTCTTTATTCCAATGGGCACATTGAACGTATTTGAGACAGTGTTTGCTCCTGCTGACTATGTAGAAACAGTCAACACCAAAGGCTTGCCTTACTATGCCAAACAGAAGCTTCAAGACTTCGACAAAGGCATCGACATTGAAACCCAATCTAACCCGCTCACAATTTGTAAGCGCCCAGATTTGTTGGTTAAAGCAACATTGTCCTAAACCCGCGGAAGGCGGAAGCTCAAACTTCCGCCTTTTTTTGGAGAATTGAAACATGGCTGATTTTGATGAAGATATTGACCTTTGTATGGATTGTTGCCTCAATTACTACGGCGATCCGGTTACTTTTATGCCCTCTGCGGGCGGAAAATACGAAATGATCGGTATTTTAGATGAAGCCGCTACTTATGTGGACACTTCCGGAGAAGTTCCGGTGGAAACTACCGCGCCGGTTTTAAGTGTTAAATTATCGGATTTTGACCGCTTAAAAATAGCAAGACCAGTACAAGATGATCAATTTATAATCAAAGGAAAGTCATATCTGGTAGCAAGACAACCGGAAGACGGATGGAGCGAAACCAGAATAGTATTATTTTGCGAGGGCGAATATGCTTCATAGAACGAAAATACGCGAGCTTGCAGTAAAGCTCCTCAAAGAAAATAAGAATGTAGCGAAATTTGTCGGGAAAAACATCCAAGACAGCAAAGCCTCACCCTTTGAGAGTAGAAACTTGCCCGGAATAAATGTTGTTACGCCGAGCCAAAACGGCTCAAGCAACAGCATCGGTTCAATATCTACGGACAACACACTAAAGCTCAATATTGAAATCTATGTTCACGCCTTGGACGGATATCAAAGAACTGCCGATGACATCGCAGAAGCGGTCGAAAGAGCACTTCTTTGCAATACCGAGTTTCAATCTCTCACATCTCAGTTACAGGCGTATGATGTTGAAAATTCAATCTATGACCAGGGAGCAAAACCGATTGTAGTGCAAATTTTATCATTTACGCTCAACTTCACAGAAAAATGGGATGCAATAGTCGAGGATGATTTGAAAGAAATCAACATTGATGTTGATGTCATTGATCCAATCGCCGATCCGGCGCCAGGACCAGACGGCAAAATAGAATTCCAATTAAATATTAAACCATAGGAGAAAAAGATGTTTGTAAAACCAAACCCTGACAAAAAAGTCAACGGCAAGGCGCTTGAAGTCTACGATCCGACACATCGGGGAATGTTGCCGCCTGAAGGTAGAGACGTTCCTAAAAGTCCTTATTGGATGCGTCGAGTACAGACTGGTGACGTTATTCGTGTAGATGCACCTGCCAAAAAAGAAACAAAAGCAAACGGTAATGCTCAGCCAAAAGCTAAGGTAAATACAGCTCCCAAAGCTAAGGCAAAAGCAAAAAACGAAAAGAGCAAGCCCGCAAAAGCTAAAGCAGAAAAAGCTCCAGAAGCTTCAACAGAAAATAAAGGAGAATAAAAATGCCAGTATCCTTCAATAATATTCCGGCTACGATAAGAGTTCCTTTGTTCTACGCTGAAATGGATAACAGCAAAGCAGGAACCTATCAAGCCACATATCGCACTCTTTTGATTGGCCAAATCACAAATCCATTATTCCAGGATGTGAATAAAGCTGTTTATGTTTCTAGCGTTGCCCAAGCAAGAAGTAAATTTGGACCCGGATCACAGCTCGCCCAAATGGTAGAAGCATACCTTGAAAACAACACATCTGTCGAGGTTTACGCATTGCCAATCGCCGATCCGGCTTCAGGAACGGCCGCCTCCGGATCCATTACTGTCTCAGGATCTTCTTTTGGTGCAGGCGTTTTGTCGCTCTATGTCTACGATCAGGTTGTTCAAGTTGGCGTATCCGAAAGCGATTCAGCTTCAACATTAGCAACAGCAATCGCAGAAGCCATAAATACAAACGAAACTTTGCCTATTACCGCAGAAGCATCTGAAGAAACCGTAACCCTATCAGCAAAGCATAAAGGCGTAATCGGAAATGACACTATTCTCGGTTTAAATTTAGGCGGAGAAGCAAACGGAGAAGAAACTCCTGCAGGTGTAACTATAAACATCAATGCTATGTCTGGTGGTGCCGGAAATCCGGAAATTGACGAAGCAATCGCCAATCTCGGCGAAGAACAGTACGACTTTGTAGTTTCAGGGTTTACCGTTGCTTCAATATTAAAAGCATTATCAGCATACATGAACGATAAAACTGGAGCATGGTCATACAGCAAACAATTATACGGCCATGTATGGACCGCTTATCGTGGCACATGTGCGGAACTGCAAACTCTCGGTAAAGATTACAACGATCAACACCTCACAATTTTGGGCGTTAATGGAACATCTTCACCAATTTGGAAATGGGCCGCAGGCTTGGCAGGATCAGCAGCGACATCAATAGCGGCAGATCCGGCAAGACCATTGCAAACATTAACAATCAATGGTGTAAGCGCTCCCGATGTTGTAAACCGCTTTATTTCAACAGAACGCGAAACTTTGTTGAAAAACGGTATTTCTACATATACCGTAAATTCCGGCACAGCTCAAATTGACCGCATTATCACAACTTACCAAAAAAATGCATACGGTCAAGCTGATAACTCTTATTTAAGCGTGGAAACACTATACACCTCAGCTTACATTTTGAGAAAATTGCGCAGTGTTATCACATCAAAATACGGCAGACATAAATTGGCCAACGATGGAACACGCTTCGGAGAAGGCCAAGCAATCGTAACACCTAAAATCATTAAAGCGGAGCTTATCACAGCTTATAGTGAAATGGAATATGAAGGCTTGGTTGAAAACGCCGAAGAATTCAAAAAGAACTTAATTGTAGAACGCAACCTAAACGATCGCAACCGCATAGACGTGCTATTCACCCCTGACTATGTCAACCAGTTGAACGTCTTTGCTCTTGTTAACCAATTCCGTTTATAAGAAGGAGGTAAAGATGACAGCAATCGGCGGAACCGCATATTTGAAAATCGACGGAGAGACTAAAACTCTAGGCGGAAGCTGGACCGTTTCTCCTACAACAACTGTTAAAACAGGCGTTACTGGCTTAAGTGGATATGCCGGATATACCGAAGCTCCACGTATGCCATTTATGGAAGGAACTTTGATAGATAGCGGCGGCTTAAAAGTTAAGGATTTGGAAAAAATCACCAACGCCACTATAACAGTTGAACTTGTTAATGGTAAAACATTTGTCGGACAGGAGATGTTCTTGGCCGGCGAGCCTCAACAGGATGCCGCAACAGGAGAAGTGACAGGTGTTCGCTTCGAAGGTCGCAACATCGACGAAATGGAGAGCTAAATGGTTAAGATTGAATTGACTAAACCGGTTCAGTCTGAGGGGGCGGAAATCACCGCCCTCACCATTCGTGAACCGATCGGAGAGGATATCGCTGTTTGTGGTTATCCTTTTCGTCTTTATTTGAGCAACAGCGATACAGATGTAGACGCCGCACAAAAAAAGGAGCAGGAAGCAAAAATTGATACGGTTGTTTTAACAAAACTAGCCGCAAGATTAGCAAGCGTTCCACCATCAACATTAAAAAGACTTTGCGTCAAAGATTATCAAAAGGTGGTTGATGCAGTAATGGGTTTTTTCGATTAATTCGGCGGAATGAGTTGGACTATGAGCAAAAAATTGGAGATTTAATCCATTTTTATCATATCTCACCCACCGAATTATTAGGGATGACTTTAGATAGAATAGATTGGCTCTATGCCTTGATGTTTAAAACACACCAAAGGCACAACCAGGAGAAGAAAGATGGCAAAAACATTTAACATCCACGCAAACTTCAAAATTAAAGACAATGCAACAAAAGTCCTAAAGTCAACCGGGAAAGCCCTCGGCACTATTGGGCGTCAATTTAATCATGTAACTGCCGTAGGAAGTAAGATGACGGCAAGTATAACCAAGATATTGACGCCTTTAACTATTATCACTGGTATTGCCGGAAGCGGATTTTTAAGAGGAATACAGTCAGCACAGCAATACGCTGATGCTGTTGGCGATTTGGCCGACAGACTTGGCGTAAGCACAAAGTTCATGCAAGAACAACATTATATTGCACAAATGAACGCCGGTTCTGCAGAAGAAATGACATCAGCCATCGAAACACTATCAAGACAATACGGTGCTCTGCAGGCAGGAACAGGAAAGCTATATACAGGACTACAAAAAATATCCCCGGCATTGGCCGAACAAATGAAATCTGCCAAATCGAGCGAGGAAGCCTTCAATATGATGGTTAAGGCCATTCGCAAAGTGGAAGATCCCGCAAGAAAGATGTATTTATCTCAATTAGCCTTCGGAACGGCCGGAAAAATGATGATAAATGTGTCAGATCAAAGCGAGGAAGCCTTAAACAAATTAAAAGTCCAAGCAAAAGAACTTGGCGTTGTTATGGAAGAAGAAGCTGTTCGTCGATCTCAAGATATGGGCGAAGCGCTCGATATTATGAATGAGAGTGTCCGCGGTGTATTTAATATGCTTTCAAGCAAATTAATCCCGATTTTAACACCATTTATAAAACGCATCAGCGAATGGATCGCGGCAAACCGTGAGCTTATCGCTACAAAAATAGACAAGTTCGCACAACAATTTGCCACCGTCTTAAGTAAAATCGATATTGAAACAGTTCTCAACGCCTTATCGGGTTTTGCAACAATGTGCTTAAAAGTTACCGATTTGCTTGTCGGCCTCAACAAATGGATACTTTTCGTCGGGTTTGCCTTATCTTCAGGAATAATTTGTAACGCTTTGAGTTTTTGCTCTGCACTTGGCAAATTTTTAATGGTAATACCGGGAGTAAGCAAGGCGCTAACATTATTAAGTGGAGCCTTTATAAAATTAGGCATAGCAATGCTTACAACACCAATCGGATGGATAGCAATGGGAATTGCCGCTGTCGTAGGTGGATTTGCTTTGCTTTGGAATAAATGTGAAGGATTTAGAAATTTTTGGATAAAGATGTGGGAAGGCATAAAAACAGCCTCAAAATTTGCCTTTGATTTTATTTGCGGATTTTTTGAAGGCTTACTCAATCCGATAGATACTTTGATGGAAAAATTTGAAACACTCCGCAAGCTAGGAAGTTGGGTATCCGACAAGTTAGGCTTTTCTGACGATAGCGAAGAAGAAGCCCGCGTACACAATACAAATCCGTCCGAACCCATGAAACTGGCACAGGTATATACGCCATATCCTCAAATGTCGCAAATGCAATCACAATCACACTCTGAAGTGATCGTGAAATTTGACAACATGCCAAAAGAAGCAAGCGTTGAAAAAGTAAGCAAAGATGGAAACACAGACTTAGGTGTAGAATACGGCTACGCATTAGGGGGTGTATAATGTTATATCGCAAAGCATCATTTAGAGGTATTGAATTTGAAGTAACAGCTCGCAGTTGGTCTTCTGGTCGCAGAATTCAAACTCATGAATACCCGAACAAAGACACACCATACAGTGAAGATCTGGGTAAAAAAGCAGAAAGCTATCCTGTATCGGCATTTATTATCGGTGCAGACTACCAAGAAAAAAGAGATGCTTTGCGCAAGGCGTGTCTTCAGGAAGGACCAGGAACCTTAGTACATCCCGATTATGGATCAATAAGCGTTATATGTGAAAGCATAAGCGTAAAGGATGACTATGGTTCTCAAAGAATGTCAGTCATAGACCTGGTATTTATTGAAGCCGGAGAACAGGCTATACCGGAAACATCAATTGATTATGCCGGACAAATAGAGACTTCAGCTTTTGACCTAACATCATCAGCAAAAGAAAGCTTCTCGGCCGCCTTTATTCTTTCTGAAGGCGTTGAAGGACTAACCTCTTTGCTTGGAAGTATATCAGATCTTTGTACTTCAGGTCTGGACAACATTGGAACCGGTGTAGGATATGCCGAAGGATTAACCTCAGATATACAAGGAGCCATGAATAAAATAGTATCTGCAGGGAGCTATGCAATGAGCCTTAAAAGTTCTGCAAAGAGCCTGCTTGATACTCCGTCAGGATTAG